AGTAATGGTCCCTGTTGCTGGGTATAACAGCTTAAACGGATCGGTTACACCGGCCAAAGGAGGAGACAAGGTTGTTGGCGGTGGAGTTGGCGAGCTTGACTCGCCTGCCCCTACGAATGGCCTATACTGATAGGACACATCCGATCGCAACAGGCTATAGGACACCGCCTGTTTCAACACCAATGTTGACGACGCGATGCGCTTCCGCACCACAGATACACTTGCGACGTTTGTCACCGTGATCTGAGACACCGTTGGATTCGATCTAGTAGCAATTGCACCTTGTGTAAAACTGATCTGCGTTATCGCGTCACCAACGACATTCTTCCGCGCCTGATCCGAAAGAGAGATTGTATTCTCTGCTGAAACCATAATCGCGTCCGAAGCCACGACATAGCCGGTCGCACGTTGGATCAACGGAATAATCGAATGAGCATGGTACACGCTAGACTTGCCACAATAGGCTGAGTTCTGCAAGCCTTCGATCGTAGTGACCATCTCATCCGTCTCTGGGTCATATACATACTCCGTAGTCTGAAGATAGGAGACCGCCCCAACATTTACCGTCTTAGTCAAGCCAACTGCACCAGTCAACGTCAGGGTGGACGCTGCAACTGGTCGGAAATGAGAATGACGGCCGGTAGAATAGCCAAACAGCCAAAGATACGATTCCGCCGAGACGGTAATCGTATGCGACAAAGTTGTGGACGCATCCTGAGTCAACGACAATATGGATTCACCAACGGGTCTGAAACTCGCGTGTCGCCCAGTTGCGATGCTTCCAAGACTCAATGTCGAAATCGAGGTCGGGCGAAAATGTGAATGGCGACCTTGTGCCTCTGAGGACAGGGAGAGAACGGATTCACCTTCGGATCGGAAACTAGAATGCCTCCCCGTCGATTCGGTCGTTAGTGATAGGGTGGAACTAGCCGACACATCATAGATAGTGAAGGCTACGGTATTTGCCAACTGTGTCAACGACAAAGTGGACGTTGCAGTCGGCCTGAAATGAGCGTGACGCCCAGTTGCCTCAACCGAAAGGTCAAGAGTAGATTCAGCAGAAACCAATGTGCTTGTCCAGGGGAATAAGGCGGCCGTGCTGGACAGTGACAGGGTATTTGCGGCACTTACAGCCTTACTGAACCCTAAGCCGACGAGTTGGGACAGATTCAGCGTATTGGATGCACCCAGACTTCTGGCAATGTTTGTCAGGACCGCTACACTAGACAAGACCAGCGTATTGGCAGCACTCACGCCGCGAGAAGAGTTCGTAACGACCGCTTCGCTGGAAAGGGACAACGTGTTCGTTGCCGAGACCTCGTACACCGTTATCCCAGAACCTTCCTCCACACCGATGTCGAGCATTACGTTGCCCAACATGGAAGCGGGAGTTCCCAGTCTGCCGATCCTAGTTCCAGCCAATGGCCGCACTACACCGGCGCTGACATAAGCCAGTTCCAGATTTCCCAACCGGGAATCAGGGGTTCCGAGCTTGCCGGTGTCTGCCATTATAGCTGTTCCCAATGAACCAGGGACAAGGATGGTTTCTGCGTGTTGTTCTGTGGATCAATGAAAATGCCGATCTGATTAGGGTAAATCGAGTGACTCGTGGCGTTGAAGGCATATTTCCAATTGACACCATCATGCGACATCATGGCATACCTGGTATATCCATCCGTGTAGAACTCATACCGCATCCAAATCAAGCGGGTGGGCAGTAGAGTCCAACTCGTACCCCAACTACCTGAATCTGCTGTTGGGCTGGTGTACTCTCGTCGTTGCACGTAAGTCTGACCTGCCGTCAGATTGCACGCGAGCGCTGAGAGTCGTCCGTCATACGCACCGCCAGATTGTCGATAGCAGAGTCCACCGACACCATACCCGCTGTTCGTACCGACGCCATTCCAGGCAAAAGCAGCAGTCACTCGTCCCGTGTCAGTTATTGGCCGCACTAGGATACGCAGTTGCGGGTGTGTCGTATCCATCACAGGGTCTTCAAGGATCAATGAACTCCCTGTATGTGTAGCGATAGAAGTACCTTGATTGATCCAAGACCATCCTGTGGCTGGCGGTGGCTTCAATCTGTTGCATGGGCCGTATTTATGCCAGGCAGAACCGTCGTCGTACTCAAGGTAGAAACCATCGGTCGGCTGGAACAGTCTCCCCTTAACGCCCGCAGCCGGTTTATTCGCATAAAGATCAGTAATGAATCGGTCGGCAACCCTAGCCTCCAATGCGCCCCTTGTCAGAACATGAGTGACCGCAGCCCCAGCATCATGGCCAGTCGCAATGGTCTGCTCCTGGCCTCGAACGAGCATGAATTGCGTACCAATTACTTCGGTGACAAGACAAATCTCATTCTCGATCTTGATTCGGAAGTTCCCGGTACTTGGAAAGCCAGCAGCAGATGTCACATTACACACCGTCGCCGTTGGGCTAGTGACTGGTGCTGACAGAGTTGTTGCGGCATTATTGCCCAATGTCTCAGCCATTAGTATTGTTTCCAGTGTAAAATGGACATTACAGGATTCATGTAAAAGGGATTGTCGCCTACATCCGCATCCATGAAGAAGCCAATGCGATCAGGTGTTAAATAGTCGGTTGGGGACAGACTGACCATCTGCATCCAAGACACGCCATCGCCAGAAAAAGAAATGATACGGTGGGAACCATCGTCTTGATACTTGATCCAAATGATGTTCGTATCATATAGCGGAGCAAGTCCGTAGCTTCCGTCCCAACCCGTTACCGCCGAGTTGTAGGTATTGTATGCTGTGAAGTTCTCACCACCCATGCAACATGGATATGTACTCATCACATCATGGCCATACAACTGTATTTTTCCAGACACGCTGTCCTGAATTCCAAGCCCCATTCCGATCCTTGTGCCTGAACCTACAGCAAACACTGGCAGATGAGCCGTCTCAACTGTGAAAGGCGGGGTCGGGTAGGCTTTCCAGACGCTTCGCAGGGCGAGTGTGCTACCGTAGTTCGTCGTAAAGACCAGAGTTCCTTTGTTCTCAACCAGAGTTGAACTTGTGCTCGAAGGAGTAAAATCCGCTAAAGGGGGCGGGGTCATTGGCCATATCGGGCCAAACTTATCCCAAGTTGCGCCGTTGTCGTGTTCGATGAATGCACCGTCAGTCGGGAGAAAGAGTCTCCCTGCAACACCAGCCGCAGGTTTGTTGGCGTAGGTATCTCGAACGACCAAATCATCCTGCTCATGTGCCGTCAAACCGCCGGCCGTAAGAACGTGATAAACAGGCGCGTCATCCAAATGACTGGCAGCAGATGTTCCCTCCTGGTGGCGAACAACAGTCAGGTCAAGCCCGCTAACCCCTGTGACCTTCATCAATTCGCTGTCAATCAAAATACGAAAATCGCCACCCGTGAATCCCATTGCACTGTCAACGGTCACAGTTGTTACCGTGTCGTCAATGGCACCATTGAGTTGCGTGCTGGCTAGATTCTTGAAGACCTCAGCCATTATGATTGACTCCAATGCAGGAAGGAGATCATACGACGAGAAATCGTCGATGACAGGTAGCTATTGGCAAATATGCCAACCTGATTTGGCGTGATATGGGTTGTGCGGGACTCTGGAGTCGTGATGTTCTCAAAACGATAGCCATCGCCAGAGAAGGCGATGGATCGGTAAGTTCCGTCGTCAGTCATACGGAGCCAATATGGGTTGGTGGACCCTATGTAATAGTTGGCCACCTGCGTTGTGACCGACGTTGAACTCGCCCAACGAGTATGCCAGAACTTGATCGGGTATCCGGTTCCCTCACATCCCGGACCCCATGTAATAACCTTGCCGCTGGCACTGTCTCTCCAGCAAAACCCATATTGACTTCCAGACCCAGAAGTCTTGTTGCCGCTCAATGCCTGAACAGCAATGGTTATCGAATAGGGTGGCGTAGGTGCAGCTTTGAGCAGCATCCGCAATGACTCGCCGGACGCAATACTCTGTGGTTCCAGAACAACCACGCCCTTTACGTCAGTAACGGATGATGTCCCCTGATTCTCCCAAGTAAAGTCCGCAATTACCGGGGGACTCATTTTCCATAGAGGCATCGAATCCCAGGACACACCGTTATCACGAGCAACATAACCGTTTGTAGGAATATAGATGCGGCCTGCTTGCCCGGCGGCGTCCCGGTTCACAAACGCACTTGACGCCCGTGCGTCATCATCACGACTCGCCAACGCACCAGCGGTGACTACATGAAACACCCCTGCATCAAGGCTGTGACTAGCGGCACTCGTACCTTCCTGGGCGCGAAGCACCTTGAAAGTTGTGCCAACGACAGCGATCACCGTCATTATCTCTGAATCGACAATGATTCGGAAATTGCCGTCACTTGGGAAACCAGTCGCGGAAGCTACGGTGAGTGACAAAGCCGTGTCGTCGATTGACGCAGATAACGAAGAACCTCCATTGTTGGAAAAGCGCTCATAGCGACGAACGGATAAATGGTTCGTGCCGGTCGTGAGCACCAGCGCATTCGTTGCCGTGAGATTGCGTTCCCGAGATGTCACCGAATATGCGTCGGCGAACAAAACCTCATTGTATTCTTGCGTGACACGAACGGTTCCCATATTACACCCTCTTCACCCCAAATTCCGCAGCATTGAGGTTGGCAACCGTCCATGCAGCCGAGGTCGCAGGATCAGTCTCGTTAATCGTATAGTAACTCTTGTAAGCAGTCGTAATCGCAGCATTCAACGACTGCTCATAGAGAGTAGAATTGGAATAGATCAGCGTCTTAATTGTTGGAACGACGGCTGCTGACATTTCCTTCATCACGATGTTGGTCTGAACACCGTGAATTGTGCCTAAGTCATCTACGTCCCCAAGTCCGTAGGTGTCCTTTGTGTCGGCATTATCGGCCGAAACGTAGTCGGTATCCCCGGTATCAGGAGCCTCATCGACCAGCGCATAATGGTCTGAACCTGCACTCAAGGCCCAGGCCGTGTTGCTGCCATCAGAAGTCGGAAAGGCGGCGCGTATCTGCACATTGCCGAGGAAATTATTGTTGACAGAACCGGCTCCGTTGCAGATGTAAAGATCATCAATTCGGATTGGGTACGAACCGTTTATGCCTATGTTCCAATAAGGAGAATTGTACCCAGATGAGCCATCTGCGGTCGTATCCTTGTTCGTCAGATAGAGAACAATCTGACCGTCAACATGAATCTCCACCGTTCCTGCAAGCGAATCTAGGATTTTTACCTCAATGTAGTACCATGTCCCAGCCGTAAGGTTGACTCCTACGGTACTCCCGATGAGCGCATAATTGCGATCGTAGACATCAATTTCCTTCGTGGAATTATTGACTTTGATGGCCAATCCGTTTGTACTGGATTTCCGAAATGTCAGAAACCCCTGTGTACCAAAATTGGTTGCAGGCCGCAGTCCAGTTCCAACAATCCATACCGGAGAGGTTGTAGGGAATGTTCCGTTGTATGGCCATAGGGACTGAGTGCTATTGTAGATTCCTTCAAGAGCGTATCCGCCGGTCCTCCCAGTGCGCAGATAGCACGTATTACTCGAAGGAACGGAGTAGTATTTCTGCCCGAGCATGGTCACGTTGGCATAGGCGTCCACTCCTGTGCCTAGCCACTCGAACCCCTCGATAAACAACAAGGACATTATCTACCTCCGATCCTTACGCGCTGATCGTGTAAATCACTTTGAGAACATCAGTGGCCTGCACAGGCATGTCGCCCGTAGCAAATAGAGCGGTTGACCAGAGATAGGTTCCAGCGGTATGGTCGCTCTTGGTTTGTGCATCGGTGCCGCCAACGACAAAAATACCCTTTACCTGTCCGGTGGCGGTGATTGTGAAAATGGACACGGTTGTATTGGCAATCGCCTGGCTGGCGGCGGCGTCCTCTTGCCAGGCGGGTCTGGTTGTTGCGCTATCGCTGTTGTTCGTGTCCGTGTAGGACGCGAACTCATCCCAGCCATTTCCCGCTTGATTGATGTTGTCGTAAGTATCCGTAGCGGCCAAAGCCGTATAGCCAGAATTGTCAATCAGGCCAAAATACCATTGGGTGATCTGAGTGACGGCATGAAACATCACGTTGAAGAGGATATTCTTACCCTCATTGGTGATGTCGTTCAAGAAATCATGCGTCCCAAGCAACTTGCCATCGCGCCAGTGCTCAACGACAAATCTTCCCGATAGTGGGAGCTTGGTGGAAACGCTTGCATTCATTGGAGCAGTCATGCGACCTCCCTTGTAGTGTAAGATGAAAAGAAGACTGAGCCGGGGCATAGCCCGACTCAGCCTTCGGCGAGGGAGTTTCGTTACGCACTCACGCTGTATGTGACCTTCAATTGGTCTTCGTCAGCCACAGTAACGTCGCCGCCCGTGAAGGCTGCCGTTGCCCAAAGAATACCGTCAGCCGCATGATCGTCTTTAGTCTGCGCAGCCACAATGCCGCCACAAAGAAACAGACCCTTGACCGAGCCGCTGCCGGTAATATCGAAGACAACCGGAGTACCGTTGGTAATGGTCTGGCTGGATGCGGCACCTTCCGTCCACGTAGGCCGCGTGGTAGCACTGGATGAATTTGCAGCATCGGTATAGGCCGTGAACTCATCCCATCCATTTCCAACCTGATTGATATTTTGATATGTGTCCGTAGCCGCCTCAGCGGTGTACGAGCCAACATCGGCATCAACCATGCCGATATACCAGGTCGTAACCTGAGTAACAGCGTGGAAATGGACATCCAGCAAATGGTTTTTGCCCTGGTTCGTAATCCCATTGGGAATACGATAGTGGCCAATCATCTTCCCGGCGCGCCAATGCTCCACATCGAAATAGTTGTGAAAATCAAGGTGGCTGTTGACCTTGGCGGAACGTGCCACTGTGTAATCCGCCTCCTGCTTTAACTCAATCTCATTCATGGGGAACCCTTTCTAAAGAGTGGACGTTCCACGCCGCAGTTCTCGACGGAGTTCAGAGGCGATGGACCTTGCCGTTTGGCGGCTTGATCCGCCGCCGGAAACCGTTACGTTGATGTCACCGATATTGGTGACTGTGCCGCCTTCGCTATGAAAGGAGGGTTGCATACCAGCATTCATAGCGATCAATTGCGGCGAAAATCGCTGGGCCGCGCGTTCGTTCATCACCACTTCACCCGGCGTGAGCATGGCGGCACGGGTATCCGTGCCTCGCGGCCGTCCGCCGCCTGCCAAAAAGTCCCAGACCGTGCCGCCGGTGGCAGCGGTCATCACTCCGAACCCTGACAAAGAGCCAGCCGAAGATGCAATGCTCCCCATCGAACCAGCCGCTGAAAGCAGATTTGCGGCAAACACACTCAAGTCAGGAAGTCGTGACATTGAAGTCTTGAAGCTCTCAGCATTCGTCTTCAATTCTTGGAGCTTTTCAGTTGGAAGCGAAGTCTCAGTTTTCTTCTTGAAATCCTCGGCCGCTTTCAAGGCTTCTTCCATCGCAGGTCGATTCATCCTGGCCTCGGCTGCGCCTTGCCCCAATGCGCCCAACCCACGTTCAATCGCCTTGGCATTTTGGACGGCCTCGGTCGCCTGTTCAGCCTTAGTCATAAACTCGTCAAGAGCAGCCTTGCTTGCAGTGCTTGGCTTCAAGACATCGACGTAGAGATCATAAGCTCGCTTCAGTTGCGCCAAATCTTGAACCAGAGGTTCAGCATTCGGAGTAGTGAACTTGAGGCTTGCTTTCTGGAACTCTTCACGGGCCTGTTTTACGATAGGAGTGTTTTGCACCTTCTCGGTGAACATCTCCCATATACCGCCCAGCGCTTCCACGTCGGACACCCAACCGACAGCGTGCCAACGCTCCATCGCCTTCGTTATCTCACCCTGAGTCTTTTTGATTCTCAGGTTGGCAATAGTCAACGAATTAGAAGTTGCATCGTATTGTGCGATGACTTCCTTCGATTGCTGCAACACTTGCGAGAAATGCTGAATGGTTTCTTCAGCCGTCATGCCCTTTGTTGCATCATAAATCGTCTTGTTGCCCTGTCTACCAGTCGTAATTAGGGCTTGGACTGGGCCAATACCCTTCTCAATCTGCTTGCGAAAATCAGCAAATGTCTCAGGTGAAGAATAGAGCTTTTTGACCTCGGTGTCTGACACCCCGCCTTCCATAGCAAGAGTCACGCGACGTTGAAGCTGGTCAAGGCCGAGAAGATCGGAAACATCAACCTTCTTACCCTCAAGAAACGTGTCGCGGAACTTTCCGATATTCTCTGTGAGCTTGGCTTGCTGTTCCGCCAATTCCTTTGGCGTCTTTGCACCTTGCTTGTCAAAGGCTTGGAGATCGAGAAGAATGACCTTCATCAAGGTCTTCATCTCATCCAATCGTTCCTGTTCTTTGGCAGCTTCTCTTGCCAGATTCTGTGCCCGTTCAGATTGCAGTCGCTCCAACTGCTTCTGAGCCTTGATCTGGTCTTCAAGAGTTGTAGTAACGCTTCGTTCCGCTTGGTAAACTAGCCAAGCATCGCCGCTTTCCTTTGCGAGAGCAGTACCTTCTTCAAGGTATGCCTTCGCGCGCTGTTGAATGGCCTGAGCGCGGCGAATGTCATCTTCAGTTTGAGCACCAGAAAGCGATTTGTTAGCCTCGCTCTGCAAGTCCCAGCTTCGTCGAAGAGTGGCCAAAGCCTTCTCTTGCGTATTGAGCTTCAGTTCCTTGTCCACGCGGTCCTTGAACCGCTGGTCGGAATACTGAGCCTCAAGAGTGCTTCGATTCCGTTCTGACTCTTGAACAATTCGCAGAGATTGATTGGCGGCGTTACGGTAGGCGGACACGACGCGACTTTGCGAGGAGATAATCGACTCCATCGCCTGCCGGTCGCTTTCAATCAGAACCTTGTTCTTGTCACGAAGATCATCCAGAGCGCCAAAATACTCCTTGCGGATCACCGATGCCCGGTTTTCCCATGACCGATTTTCCTCGGTCATCTTCTTCGTTTCAACTTCACGCAGGTTGCGAAGTTCGTCGTCCTTGTCCTTCAGGAATTGGATCGTAGCCTGATGCTGTTCTGTTGATAGACGGCGAGTTTCATTGATCGAGGTTGCCGTCATGTAGCTCATGCCGCCAACAAACACCGAGAGGGCTGCGGACGCTGCAAGCAGTGTCCAACCCACTGGACCCATTGCCAGTTGAGCAGTCATCGCGGCTGCCGCCAGAACACCTAGAGCGATGCCGGCAGGGATGGCAGCGAAACCAATTGCCTGGATTGCTGCGGAAAGCCGATCGGCTCCGCCAACAACCTGCAACATGGTTGCCAAGGCACCCGTGAGAGAGGCACCGAAGTCTTGCGTAAGATCAATCTTCAAGCGATTGATCGTGGAAGTCAACTTCTCGGAGTCAGTGCTGGTGAACTGCTTGTAAATCTTGTTGAGCATGTCTGGCGTGGAAAGTTCCATCGCCTTCATGGCTTCCTCAACCTGGGCAGCACCAGCCTGAGTCAAACGCAATTCAGCCGTTAAGGCACGGACATTGCGCACCGACTTCCCGATCTCCGAAGCCATGTTGTTTGAGGCTTCGGCGACTGCCAGAAAGGCACCCTGCATCCCCTTCGCTCCGACCAATTGCTCAGGAGATGAGAAACCCATCTCACGAATAACCTTCTTCATGTCCTCAGAAGGTTTGAGCAATGCGACCATCGCACCACGCAAGCCGGTTGCCGACTTGTGAGCGTCCTGGCCACCGATGGTTAGGGAAACCATCGCGGCATTGACCTCATCTAGGCTGATACCTAGTTGAGAAGCAATCGGGACCAATTGTCCCATGATGTCGGCCAGTTCCTTACCACGAACGTGACCGAGTTTAATCGTAGTGAAGAACTTCGCAGCAACAGAATCCGCCTGGTCAGCCGTCATGCCAAAGGCATTGAGTGTTCCAGTCAGCAATGTTGTAGCATCACCGAAGTCCATGACGCCGACTTTTGCCAGCTTCATCGCCGCTTCCATAATGCTAGACCGTTCCGACATGGTGTCGAACTGGTCAGAGATGGTCTGGTACAGACCTTCTGTAGCCTGGGCTAACGGGATGTTGAAGTTCTTGGCAAACTCAGCGGATTCATTGGTCAGTTGCGCAAAACTGCCACCTAGACTAGGCGCAACAGTCCCAATCTCAGCCACACGCCGTTGAAACTCAATAGACTCAGTGACAGCATCTTTGAGAGCGTCACGAATCTGACTCATCGTTCGGACAATCAACTGGGTCACAACAACCCGAGCTAGTGTTTCCCAACTGACCGTCCATTTGTTGGTCTGCTTCGTCGCCTCGCTGAGTTCAGCACCAGCTTGTTTGATCGCCCTGGTGTGTGTATCCTGGCTGATAGCCCCGGAATCTGCAAGCTGTTTGAGCCTGCCCGACTCGGCATTGTATCGCTCTTGCGGTGTGCGAGTTGCCTCATAGAGTTTGGCACCCTCACGTAGACTGGCATTGAGCTTCTGAACAGCGTCATTAGAAGCAGATGCAGTTGATGCTGCTGCGGCAGTAGTGCTCGGTTGGACTTCTTCACGAACGCCGGCCGGCAACCAAAGAGAACTGCCGCCCGTAGTTGCGGCAGTGGCAGCGGCAGTGGGAACGTGAACGCCTGAAAGTGATCCAACCGCCTCCTTGGCGGCTGCAACAATTTGACGAAGGCGATCAATCGTCGTGGATGCTTGAGTATTCCACGCCGACAACGAACCAGCAAGTCGCTCAAAAGAAGTTTGGTTCTGCTGAAGCAGACCATCAAGACGCGCCAACGCATCAAGGGCATCACCTACCTCAAATCCAAGGGTATTGACAATCTCTCCAGGCACCCTATTACCCAACCCTTATTGATTTGACTGTGGTGGTAACTGGCAAGAGATGAACATCTTTCGCCAACTCCTCAAACGCTTCGATACCGGCCAACTGGAACTGATATGGCCCCGGATCATGCAAATGTAAGCCCCAAAGATTGGCGTTGAAGTTCTCGTTCGTTACAAGCCAAGGCAGATTTGTCGAATAGGTGAACGTGTATCGGTTGTCACCCTTCTTATTTGCATTGAGTTCGCCAGTGCTGGCGTTTTCGCCTTGCTGTTCGCGGCTGGGAACTACCGGGGCAATCGTAATGCCGTTATATTCAATCTCTCTGGCCAATTTGAGAAATGTAGCCCGAGATGCACCACTCCATACTGGCATCTTGCCAACGGCCGTCTTGTCTATAACGACCCTCAGCCACTCAGAAAGCGCATAGCTGATCTCCTCAGTCATGTGCTTTTGGAGTTTTGCCTTGTAGGCAGTAAGGTCGATCCGTGGTGCTTGGAACTTGGCCTTACATTTCATGGTCAGACACTAATCCTTCTTACCCTTGAGACGATCGTCAGACGAGCCAGAGGGCGTCCCTGCCCCCAGCATTTGAGCTTCCCGCTCCTGGCAATCGAAAGTCCTAGTTTGGTCAAAAGCAAGAATCAGAGCTTGTTCTTCCAAACCGCAATCTTCCCAAGCCCGCTTAACTCCGGGTGGAAGAATCCCTACACGTTCGCAGGCGCACCAGATTGCGTACTGCCCTGTTCGGTAAGGGGGCCAGAGAATTCTGCCGGCATTGGTGCCTGACCAAGAAGAAAAACCTCGCGGGCCTTCGCCAGTTTGGCTTCATCAAGACAGTTCGCTTCCATCACGATCCCGACGATCCGATTGATCTCAGTTTGTGACAGACCCGACGCCTTCAATTCCGTTTCCCATTTCGACCAGGTACGGGGGTCACGGATGCTCACCGTATCCCACTCGATCTCCGATTCAGACAGCGACTTGATGACCAAGTAACCAAGCCGTTTATCGGCGTAGTCTGTCATCATTTGCTGGTAGGTCGGGTCGTTCAGATTCGGAACCCAACCGTTCTTCGTCACCTTGCCAGTGGGCTTGGGCAACGGACATAGGGCATTGAACTCATCCATGTCGGCCACGCCCTTGGCCCTAAATGCCAGGCATTGCTCACCGCGTGGTAGAACCAGCAGCACTTCGTTGCACAGACCCTTGGGGTCTACTCCACCAATCTTCATATAAAAATCCCTCGCAAAAAGAAAACTAGGAACGTGTCACAATCGGTTCGGTGACGTTGCATTTGCCACTAACCGAAATCGTTGCGTCCTTGAAATTGATTTCCTTCGTGTCGGCCCGGAAATCAGGAAACACAGTCGTCTCATCCTGCTCAGTACCGCAGTCAAGCACATGCTGAACCACAACGTCGATGGCGTATGGCTCACATGCAGGACCAGTCGTTACCCAAGCAACCGCACCACCAACCTGTTTCAAGGCATCCATCGGACTGATGGCTTCAGTTGTCCCGGTGGTGATATGCTCGTAGACACAATCGAGCTTCACGTCCATCGGAACCGAATTGCCTTCCCGAACGGTGTCCAGATCGCCTCGATCGAGGAGATACTGGTACTCCTTGTGCTCGGTGTAGGTGATGTTTCCGTCGCCGACCTTGATGGTCAATTGCTGAGGCAGGAAGTTGACAACATCATCATCGCTCGGCAGATCAGCCGTCAGGAAAGAAGGAGTGAACGTCAGTTGCCAGGTCGTCGTCCCTTCGTGGATTTCAAGCACCGTCACCGCATGACCTTCGCCGAGCAAATCGGTGCCGTCGGCCACCATGTCGGCCACATGAGTATTGGCCAGCGCCCCCTTGAACTCGACGGTATAGTTCGATGGAGTGCCAGTCACTTCGACGTTCGCAGCCCCGCCGACCGTAGACAAAGCGGCCAACGCAGCCTTGACATCCGCAACAGGCTCGTCATGGTCCAGATCGCCCGTTACCTCGCCACCAACAGCCAGAGTGAATGTGCCGTCAGTAGAATCAGTCACCGTCACCGTCTGGACCTCATTGCTATTAGCAGCAGTCACGGTATGTGTGGTCGTGTGGCCGGTGCAAGTAAATCGAGCGCCAACCGGCACAATGCCGATGTAGTTTGTCAGACCGGCAACTGTGTCGATCTCGACGACCGTATCCAAATTCTCCGGCGTGCCGTTTATCGCAGCGGTCCCACCAAACCCGTCCCGCAGAATCACATCACAATCCCGCAATTCAATGCGCGCCATCTGTCAGTCTCCTTTTAGATTCGGCTGACCACGGGTTCAGTAGCGTTGCACTTGCCGCTGACACTGATGGTAGCGTCCTTGAAATTGACTTCCTTGGTATCGGGGCGGAAGTCGGGGAAGAGCGTGGTCTCGTCCTGAGTGACGCCGCAACTCGGCTCATGCTCAACTTCGAGATCAACGGCATACGGTTCGCACAGGTCAGCCGAAGACGACACCCATTCAGCCGCTGAACCGACGCCCTTAATGGCGTCCATCGGACTGATTGTCTCGGACGTGCCGGTCGTGATATGCTCGTACACGCAGTCGAGCTTTACGTCCATTGGAACTTCGTTGCCTTCACGCACGGTATCAAGATCGCCACGGTCCAAGAGGTATTGATACTCCTTGTGCTCCGTGTAGGTCACGTTGCCGTCGCCGATCTTGATCTCAAGTTCATGCGGAGCAAAGGTAACCGTTCCGTCTTCAACATAGGTGCCTGCACCGAGCGCCGGAGAACACGTAAATGAGGTCGTCGCACCTGAAGTCGGCGTTCGCGTCAGGACAACGTGTGTCTGCGTAGTGTTTTCACCAGCCACAGTAAAACGGGCACCAATCGGAATTTGATCGGTATCAACGGTATTGAGTACGACGGTATCAATCGGTATCGTCGTAGCGCCGGACGAAGGCGGGTTAGATGTCAGCTTACCCGTCCCGGCCAAACCATCCTTGAAGCGGATGGTGCAATCTCGCAGTTCAATGCGGGCCATATTGTTATCTCCTAACTGGATTCGTAGAATTCAACCACGTACCGAGCGTCTATTTCGGTCTGTTTGATCTTGTCAACCTTGTCGAGTTGACCGAAGTTCATCACCCGCAGACTCTCGTTTTTCCCAGGACGTAGCGTTAAACAACCGAGGAACACTTGCGTGCTCGGACTGCCTTCGACGTAATCGCCTGGTTCGCCGCCGAAGTTCCACACTGGGATAGGCCCGGACATCGCCTCGTGAAAAAGGCCCGCATATTTCAGAATGATCGCTGCATTCTTCCGTCCTTCGTACCGACTGGTAAGAAGCACGTTCGCATCGACGTAGATGCGGTGATAGCCCTTCGAGAGTTCCGTATCGAAGGGGCCAGTAATGCGGATTTCCGCCTTGTCGCCAGCACGCTCGAAAGCGGCGGTGCGTTCGTCGAAGTGCTCAATTAGCACTGGAAGTTCCGCCTCGGTAGCGACATCCTTGAGATAGTCCGCCACCGAATGGAAAATCCAGCGCGCCCAATTTGGATTTGCAGCCATAGAAAGCTCCTATGCCTGGAGGGCGCTCACTTCGAGTTCAAGGAGGGATTCCGCACGCAGATCAAGGATTTGCGCAGGTATTTCGCCGACCAGTTCGCGGCCGGTCACAACCCATCCGGCGTCAACCTCAAAGGCTTCCACCGTCTTGACCTGGTATTTGCGATTGTTGTAAACAATCCAATCGTCAGCAGTGAGTTCCGGGAGTGTCGGCACGTCATGGCGGTCAATGATGAAGTCACGTTGACTCATGTCATAATGACCGCCGGTGACGAATTGTTTGTTCGCCGAAATGATCGAGATCGTCTGCTGAGCGATTCGATCTATCCGTGCCGGCACGACTACTGCCCTGCGCACATGCGTGACAGTTTTCACGCTAACCTTCTCGCCCGTTCTTGCGTCCGTCGTACTCGATACCAACCTGTAAATGTCGATCGGTGCGCCATAGTCCTTTTTCAACTGATAGAGCGCCTGCCGAATCCGTTGGTTAAGGTTGCGATTGACGGGTGGACGCATAGGAGTTCCTAACGGTCGAGATACCTTTCGATTCGCTCCATCACTCCCGTGTTCTTGGCAATGATGACTGAGCAATCTTTTACGAGCGGCAGGATAACCTCCCGCTGTTCGTCCTCTAACTGATCGAGCCGGTTAGAGAGACGGTCTTCGCGTCTCCAGTCGCGCCAGAGAAAAAATATGACGGCGAGAAAGAAGGGACCGAATTGCTTGACAAGCAATAGCGCATCCGCAAACTCGCCCGAAGCAAAAATGGGCATCAAAGAGTCCTTTCGCCGGGCGTAAAAGAGCCGCTCGCCCTGGAAGCCCCAGAGCGAGCGGTTGAAGAAGAGACGCCTAGCCAAGCAACGGCACGCAAAGGTCGCTGTTCAGCACGGCAATGCCGCAGAGCAGGTCCAAGTTCACCTTGGTTCCGCCCGCGTCGATGTCGTACTGCATCGCAACCCTCATGCTGATGTCGTTGTGGACCCCAACCTTCGTCAGGACGCCCATCTGATTGTTGGGCATGGCCAGAGGCCGAGTCACCAGAGCGATGGCGTCACGATGGAACGCCCAGTTGAGCGAGCCATACGGGCCAGGGAACGCGGCATTCGCACCATCAGCGACAAGGTAATCCAACGGCCGATCCAGAGTGACCGTACTGGTTGTGGTATTGACAGTCGCCTCAATCACCGTATAGGTGTGACGCACTCCGCCAGCGCTGATGAAGGAAATCAACTGGCCGACCTGCGGACCCTTACCGCTGGCATGACCGCTCAAATTGATCGCCTTGGCATAGTTGGCCGGATAGTCCCCGTCCAGACCAGTAATGCCAGACGCAGCCACCGCGCACGAATTGTAGACGGTGATCTGAGCATCATTGTCCACGCCGTACTTCAGACCCTCGTTCAGATCGAAGTCCTCGGGATCACCATCGCCCTTGGCGGCAATCCAGGTCGGCTGATCGTTGCCCTCAATCACGCACCACTCACCGACATGCACGGCGGCGTCAAAACCCGCATCCGTGGCAATCTTCGTTGCACCAGCCAGAGCCGCCGCCGAGGTCAAGTAGGTCGTAGTGGTGTCGGCCCCGGTCAGCACGCAGTTCACGTTCTGATCGAGGTAGGTGTTGAAGCCCAAGATGCGACCGAGAGCCGCATTCTCCAAAGCCGTCCCGCCGTCGCCGCGCTCATTCGCCCGGACGAACATCGGATTCTTCAGAAGGGCGGTTTCGCTCGCAGGCGACAACACCAGGTTTCGACCGACCATCGGAGCCAGATTCTCGTTCAGCCGCTGACGGGCTTCCAGCACGTCATTCTGACTGGTCGAAGCGTTCAAGCCGCAGAGAGTGCCGGCCCGATTGGTGCTTCCAGTCAAAAAGGCATGAATACGGCCCATGATAGCGCGATCAATAGACCGAGCAATCACCTGCATCGCAGGAGTCAGGTATTGATCCACCAAGTCCTGGAAGCTCAAAGAGGCTTCACCGTCCTTGATGACGAAGTTCTTGTAGAACCACTGATCGAGACGCACCGGCACATTGGTGGCAGCAGCCGTCTCGGGAACCAGAGTATCACCGTCAGCCTTTCGAGTGATGGTGAAGGTTCCCGGCCGACGAGTGTTCACCACGTCTCCGTAGTTGCGCACCTCCGGCTCAAAATCGCGGGACACGAGGTTGGCCATGACCATGTTTTCTTCCAGGATCGCCAAACCCTCGTTCGCCCACTGCTCGGGAATGAAGGCATCGTTGCCAGCGCCAGAAGCGTAGCCGGTGACGGCATCACCGCCCGTCCAGCCGTAACAAGCAACCAAAGCCACAGAAAAATACCACTTGTTCATTTTCGTTGTCTCCAAAAGGGACAGAATCGTTGTTAGTGAAAAGCATCCACCCCTGATTCCTTAACGGCGTCTTCGACGCAGACCGAGCAGTTCAGGGTTCTCCGCTCTGACCTTTTGGTACTGTTCCGGGGTCAATGACCTCGGATCAATCCGTCCGTTGCTCCCGGTTGTAAGGCCACCGATAGCCGAATTGCTACCAACACCCGACACGACGTTCTTGCGGAAGAGATTCTGGTATTCAGCGATCTCTGTCATCCGCTTCACCGCCTCGCTCGGCGTCTTGGAGGTTCTAATCTCCTGACCCGTTGTGTTGTCCTTATCAGGGAAGTCCACCATGACATCGAACTGTCCGGTGCCCTTGCCGTTCCCGTCTACCCTCTCGATCAACTTGGTCCAGTCCTTGAGGAGCGTTACGACCTGACGAGTGTTGTAAGACTCGTTCTCGACTGCGGCATCCTGCAACGCTCGCATGATCGTTGAATCACGCCACCGCTGTTCGGCAACCACGGCGCGCTGCTCAGCCGCAGTCAACTTGCCCTGGTAGGTCGCTTCCAGTTCCTTCTTTTCTTGTGCGGCCTGCTGCTCCTTGCTGCGAAGCTGACCTTGGATGGTTTCCAGGTTCTCTTGCAGCGTTTGTCGCTCCTTCTCCGTCAGGCTCTTGCTGTTGGCCAGAAGCTCCTTATAGGTTGCTTCCGTCTTCTCGAACTCTTTGCGGTACTTGGCTTCTTGCTTCCGCCGTTCAGCGGCGATTGCATCGTTGAACTTTTTCTGCTGTTCGGGCGTGAAACCTTCCGGCGGTTTTACTTCGTCACCACCAGCCGCCGCAGCCGCCGCAGCCGCCTCTTCCTCTTCTCCTTCGTAACAACCAACCAACGCACAGGACTTGTACCAATCACTCACGAACATGACCAATTTTCCCTTTGGACCCCGTAGTATGGACCCGGTAATTCTGGCACGGGTAACAGCCAGCCGGTAAGAAACGTCGAGTGCTATGACACCCGACTCACGCGAATTGCGTCATCGTCTCGCAAGAACGGAACAAGCAGCCGCCAGGCCGTGGCAGAAGGCACACCGTTGACGATGTGTTCCACGGGAACATGAGTGCGACTGAAAGTCGTGCGAACCGATGCGTAACCTTGACTCACAATGCCAAGGTTTTCCAACTCCAACTCAGGGTCTTTCCCGTCGAGGAGCGTGTGGGCGATCTCGTAACATGCACGGCGGATCGCCTCGGGGACTTCAGTGTCCGCGCCGCGCGGAAACTCCAATTCCTGCGAACCCTCGGCAATCATAATCTCCTCAATCGTGGGAGAAGTGTAATCGCCGATGGCCGTGGGAAGGTCATCCAAGTCATACTGTTGCAAAAGCAAGTAGACTGGATTCTTGAAGCCCTTATAGTTCAATGTGTCAATGATTTGCGTAGCGGCCCAAAGCGCCTTGGGACGATCCGCCAAGGCGGCGTCAGTCCAGGCCGATTCATAGAGCCGATTGGCAAAATAGGCATTTGCCTCGGTGAGGTCGCCATAGTAGGTCGTGCTGATGGCCATCGAAACCTCCTAGCACGCAATCCATGAATACTGGCTGCCCAAGGTGATGTCGGCCACTTTGGCGATTGTAACCGAACAAGTTGCATCACCTTTCTGCGTTTCACTCACGGTGATAGTGGCGTCATGGCCCTCGTGAGTCTCCTGAATGTCAACGGTTGCGCCGTGACCTTCATCAGTCTCAACCACGCCAACCCCGGCATTATGACCAACCACGGTTTCCGCGACTGTCACCGTTTTAACGTCACCGACGAGATTCGTCCCGTCGCCAGTCATGGGAGAAATGACTGATCGCCCCAACGAGCCGGTAAACTCAACCAACCAATCAGCCGTTGGCCCAGGACCACCAGTTACCACAACTTCATTGTTGGCGATGCCATTGAGTGCCTTGAGAGCATTTCCGACATCAGTAGCGCTCGCGTTATAGGCGATAGGGCCAGTAGTTTCCAGGCCGAACGTCAATGTGAACGTCCCATCCGTCACGCCGTCGTCAATGGCGATTGTTTGCTTCGCATTCTTGCCGCAGACGCCGGAGATCGTTGGAACATCAGTGCGAGCCAGATCACCCGTGAACTCAACAACCCAACCCGAGGGCGTGCCATCAGTCACAACGATGTCATTCTCACCAATGTTACTGAGCGCCTTCAAGGCAGCAGCAACATTTTCCTTTGTATCGTTGTAATTCAGATCAGCGGCCGTTGACTGTCCATCGTAGATCAAGAACAGTTTATCACCAGCTTCGCCGTTATCCACCGTAATGGTCTGTTTCTCATTCTTACCACAGACGCCATCCATCATCCCGTGGTCTTGACGAGCGAGCGCACCAGTGAACTCGACCAGATACGGTCCATCGCCGGTGACATTCACATTAGCTGGATCGTTGATTCCACCAGCCACCAACGCAGCCCGCAAATCAGCACCAGAAAGGTCGTAATCCAGCAACCCCGTGTCCAGTTCGCCCCAAGTAATGCGAAGTTTGTCGCCAAACACGCCACCCGTAATGGTGATTGTTTGCTTCTCATTTGACCCGCAGATTGCAGTGATCTTATCATCCGCAACATCGGTAAGGGCCAGATCACCAATGTACTCGACAATGAAGCCAGTCTCGGGGTTTCCAGTAACAGACACGTTCCCGGTCAGTGCTGGGATGTCTTCCAAATGTGCCTGAATTACCGCCGGTTCATTGTCAACCAGCACAGGGCCTGCGGCTGGCACTCCGTCGTAACTGAGGAGAATCGAATCACCCGCAATGGCCTCCGACACGTTTATCGTTTGTTTTTCATTGACGCCGGCACCAACCGATGTCTTCGGTCAGCGCCAGCAGCGAGAAGGCCGATTCCTGCGTGTTGCGGTACCGGCCCGCCCTGTCGCGCGCCGAGG